TGTTGGCGATAGCCTGGACGGAAAGTGGCGGTTATTTCAGATACCGCAAAACTGTCTTGCCAAAACCATGCCTGGATTCCACTTAGGTTTCACGCGCATGGGACGGGGAGCGCGACTTCCCCTTGTTGCCTCTTATTCGCACATTTTATTCGAGGCAGTCTAATAGCGGTTTTCCTGTGCAAGTCGCATTCCGGCATTCCCTACCAATGCGCCCATCTCCTACCCTTGCAAGTACTCTATTGTGCTCAGACTTAGCACTTTCGTGCTATTGGGACGGTCAGGATTCGAACCTGAAGTGTTGGGGGCCGCATTGAACCCACACATTCCTTTTGTTTTCATAGCACAAGCTACGCTGACCAGTTCGGTTACTGGTCGAGTGCTTTTTTGTTGCACGTCCCACCGTGCTGCCGTCCGAACTCATTAGCTGTGCAAGTAGCGGGAGCGGGAGTCGAACCCGCAAGAATAAGGCGTATGAGACCTCACGTCCGCCGTGGACTTCCCGCAATGGTAAAGAACAACTTGTCTATTAGAGCGAGTGACGGGTACTGCCCCCGTGTTCCTTGAGCTGGTAACTCAAGCCTTCTATTAGCACTCGCGTGAAACCTTGCCCGCGTTCCAACTGTCAAAGATTCCTTGACAGTTGCATCCCTGTCAGCTCCGAATTGTCGGAGATCAACTCCGATTAATCCACAAGTTCTGCATCATTGACCAACTTCGTCAACACGGCTACAACAAACTCCTTGCGCATGTGCTCTGAGTCGACACAGACTATGCCGTCATCGGTAAATATGTTAATTTCCCCGCCACCGCCCGCGTCAAACCACGTCAACCTAAATCCTATGCTAATTCCGCTGGCATAAACGCCCTCAAGAGTAACTCTCTCAATTTTATAATCCATGTTTACCTTCACTTTCTTTTTTTTCTAAGACGCGCTCCGAAACATCAAAACCTGAAGTTTCGGCAACATGTAATATTATAATCCATTACATCTGGTTATCATTTTTGCCAATTTCTTGCAATGCTTTCCGTAAGTCATTTCCAACTGCTTGCCAGTCAGACCGGATAGCCTCCTCGCCGGATTGTGACATTACTGGTCTCTGTAGTGCCCCAGTCGGGTCAGCCATGCAAGCCAGGCCAGATATAATTGAGTTAACCCATTTTTTGAAAGTCATATCACCTCCAACTCGTTCGCCGATTTCCACATCAAAAACGCGCCGAATCACACATTGCCGATGTAGTTACCATTTACATTGTAACCTATTGCAACGAAAGGTGCAGTTTTAATATCTATTAAAACACAGGCTACGCTCAACGATTTCCTTTCCGTCGCGTTTACCGTTGCATCGCGCAACGCAATTACCTCGAATTCGAGGTAATTGAATAATCCAACAATCTTCGCATCTCGGACAGATTTCTCGCTATCCGGTTGACGCGGCAAACCATTTCGTAATCCTCAGCGCTAACCTGCTCGAATTTGACGCCATAACGATTTAGTGGCTTTCCTTCGTAGATGTCGGTCAAGTCGCAGCCTAACAAGTCACAAAGTCGTTCCAACTCGCCTGCTGTCATGTTACCTCCTTTCCGCTTGATCCGCACTGCAGCGGCAAGAATATAATCCTACTTTCACACTGTCTAATTTTAGCAGTTGCGTCGTGCAACGCAATTCGGCGCAAATTGCAGCGTCTCGTGTATCCATTTTGCCATTTTGTGCGCTCGTCGGATTAGTCATGTATTAATTCCGACGATTTCTTTACATGACAGCGGTATCATGTAAAAATTACAGCGATTTCTATACATGATCAGCAATCCGCAGTCGAGTTGAACGACTTCTGCCAGATTCAAGGTCTGGCGTGCTGCCATTACACCAGCGGATCAAAAAGCTCAAAAAGTGAGACACAAGCGTCCTTATACGCCACAAGTGAGACACAACGCCGGGCAGCTATTCCGGCGACCCCGAAAGGATTTAGCCTGGTGCTTGCGCAGAGCAGTGACACTTAGCCAGGTCCCCATGTGCGTGGGGGTCCAACCTTTCGGAAATTCCGAATAGTTCGTTTTCAGTCGTTTTCACTATTTGCTTTCAGTCGTTTTCACTAATGACAATCCGTGACAAACGTGGCTTTCAAGGCGTGACAAAATAGGCGGTTTTGTCACAAGTTTGATTCCTTCCGGCTATCGTTCACGTAGAAGCCCCCACCTTTGTAGATAACATGCACCGGCTTGTAAACCTTTCTCAGCGTGTCGCAGCCACACTTTTCGCAGCAGGTGTAGGTGTCGTGGCTATACGGCTGATACGCCTCGAACTCATGGCCGCAGGTCGTGCATGTGTAAATATACGTGGGCATTAGGATACCTTTCTGTACGCCGTAGCGCGCTTGCCGTTGTACCGCACGGGTCTACAGGTTAGCTCGCCCGCGATAACCTTCGCATCCAATTTGCGTTTGCAAGCGTCAAAGCCGATGTGCGCGGATTCGGATAACATGCGGGCGGTGATCTCGTCCAGCGCGATGTCGGGTAGCTGGAGCTCGGCGGTTAGTTCGGCAAGTAGTTCGTTCTCGGTCATACGAGGATAATTTTTCTACCGTCAGGTTGGCCGCAATAACGCGATTTTGACAGGTCGACTTGACCGTCCACGACTATCACGCCGCCTATGTCGGAACGGCGCACGTTCCCGGCAACGCGGTTGGCATAAGTTGTTTTGAGTTGCCACGCGGGGCATTGAATTAGCCTGGTATTCTCAAACTTTGCACCGCTATCATCGAGGGCATGGAAGTGTCCCCTGAAGATGTAATGTGGCAACGGGATCCCCGACTGCGCATAATCCAACATAATCTCACTTGCAAGGTTTGCCGCGCCTGAGGTCCACGGCCGCGTTCCCATCCGCCCATGATGCGCCAGATCAACGCGAATGCCATCGATATCGACGGTCATCTGCTGGTCTACATAATCCGCTCCGAGTTGCCGGTAAATATCAGCCTCAACAGCATGGTCGGGTCCGGCGTGCGCGGCCGTTCCGAGTATGCCGATAAAAGTATTGGCGCGGCTCCTAATCGGCTCTAACAGATCCATCGCCATTTTCTCCTGGTCGCCAACCTCCTGCACAATCTGCGTGGACCTAAGATAATTGCCGTCAATAACATCGCCCAAGTGAGCCACAATCAGGCGCTTCTTTTTGCCTTGAATGTGTTTTACGTATTGCCAGAAGTCCAGCCAATTTTCATAAACCCACCTCTGGAGCCGATTAGCTTGAAGCGTCTGCACCTCAAGGCTGGAGCGGTTATGCACACTGAACTCCAGTGGGGCCAGCGCGGTTGAGCTTCCTATATGGGTGTCGCTGATAACGACTAAAACGGAACCTGCCAATTAAGCCTCCTTTAATTTGTGACTACACGTGGTATAGATCCACCAAGCAGGTTCGCCACCAGTGATAGTGTTCTTGATTTGGTATACGCCACAGTTTGTCATGTACATATTATACATCATCTCGAACATACGCGTCAACTCTCCAGATGCCCCAAAGTGGATTGCCGTAGGCGGACTTGAAACTCTTAATTTGTCCGTCCCAGCTATCCATAATAATCACATCGTTTTCGGCTGTTACTGAAAGTGCAACGACGAAATGTGATTGCAGGTCGCTGGTTGCGAGCTGAAAATCAACGCACAAAATCGGGGGGATGCCTTTCTCAGTCAGTGAACGTACAAGATCAATCCTGCCCCGCGCTGTGGTTCCAGCCGGTTCACGTGCCCAGGTCAAGCCTTTCAGATAGAGAGGCGGAACCCACCATCGCCAGAGATTGCTATCAGCAAAGCCGTTCCAACGTTTCATGTCATCGTTTAATCGCTCAGTATCCGTGTCCCAGCCGTAATAACGATAAATCGCCGCTGCCGATGTAACAAGGCAACCCCACCCGCCCAAGCTGGAATCTGAAGTGCCCAGCTTTTTGTACCGCCATTTCGGGTCGTTTTGGCTCATCTTAGGGAAGGTAGCAATGTCAATCGCCGTTCCAGTAGCAGGGGGTAAGACGATAACAGGGGGCACAACGGGCACGGCCTCAATCTTTACAAGACAGTCAGGGGCTATATAGCACCATTCCGGCTTGTCGGGGCTGATTCGTGCCCAGCTTCCATGAACCTCGTACACGCCTACCTTCATCAAGTAAGGCAAAGTTCTAAACCAGCGTCCAGAAATTGAAGGCGTCGCACGCACGTTCAAACCGCGAGTGCCATTGACCTTGCCGATCCAAAGCAAAGGAGGCTCCGCTTCGGGTTCTTGTTCTGCTATCGTGAACGGCTTTAGTTTCGCAAGCTCCTCGGTATGGAAGTAGTTCAGGTCTACGCCACCGGTTACGCCTTCCACTGTCTGATTGAACTTGTATTGCCAGAGCCCCCAATTGCTCCAATTGGCTGGCATAGCAGGCGTGCCCGCGCCCGGGTTAGCAACCCATTTGATAACACCGCCCCAATTAGCAGAGTTATTCATTATGGACTTCCAATAAGCCACATTGGAATAAACCATCTGGATTTTGGGATACCTATGTTCCCATTCCACCCGGAAGGCTTCAACGCCCTTTTCGCTAACGGTGTTTCCGCCGCCCGGTGGTTCGATGTCCAAAGCAAGGACGGTAATCCGTTTGCCACGAAGCCAATCAGCTACAGTGTCCACGCTTTCCTTTGCCGTGTACTTATCCAGGACGAAATAAAACACGCCCACATCAAAGCCGTTATCTGTGAGGATTTTGTAATTCTCCTCGAATAGATCGTCTATCACCTTGCCTTGTCCGACTTTTAGAATAATCAAATCAGCGGATACCCGTTTGAGCTCGGCAATGTCCGTGATTTTGTTTGCCTTCCAAAAGTTAAGGACGGTAAGCTTCACGCAACACCTTTTGAAATAACCAGTCGCTTCATAACCAATAGCCCCACACTTGCATATAACAACTCATTGTATTTTCGCCACTTGCTTCTATTTTGTAATAAATATCGCCATCTGCGTTACAGATCACAATTCCCGTGGACGCAGAATAAACACTTCCACCAGCAGGGTAGGCAGTAACATTATTGTAATATGTCGAAGACGGTCCCAACGCAAAACGTAGCCCAGTAGTTCCCCATGCTGCCGAATCTTTGGCTGTTATGCGTAGCATTACGGCTTTCACTCCAGCTGGCACTTCAAATACCGCACTCAAGTCCAATAAAGTTACATCAGTTGTGCTATATAAATCGCCATCCCATGAAGTAGATGATAATGGCGTGGAAAGAAATACAGGTCTGCCAAAGGAAGCACCGTCTACGCCATCCAGCTTATCCGCATCCGGTGCTTTCGCTGCCCACGTTGGCGCACCATCCACGGAGGTGAGCACTTGAGCGCCTACTGGTGCGGCGGCGAGACTGGCGAGTTTCGAGGTGATAAGCTGGCCCTCTACTGCAACGACCTCGTCTTGTAGGTCGTTGACATACTCGGCCTTGATTTTCGTGCCGGGTTCTTTGGTTGAGAACGTCTTTGTTGTGGTTGGATATGATGCTGCCATTTTGTGCTCCTATTCACATCGCATGATATAGCGAAGTCTAATATTGGGCGGCAAACTTGATGCCGCGTTTGTGTTTGGTACAGTATGGGCATGATTTTCTTGATCAGATAATGCAGCGGCTGTTATTAGGTGGAAGTGACCCGCAACAACAGGGTGGTCATTCCCACTCCAAAGGTTACCTATTAAACTGGATGCACCACCAGTATTTCCGCTTGCGCTTGCATGACCGTGCACAGCGTTTCCTGCGTTTACATTCGTGTGGCTGTGGGTTGCACTTCCTGAGGAAGCGCCCAACGAACCGCCGGATGCAAGAACCCCTCTCGGAAACGCATCAATCAGATTAGGTGTTGTTGCTCCGTTATGTTCAGCACCATCGCAATCAAACCAACCTGCGGGCAGGTTAGCACCATCGAACATTACAATCGTTCCAATCGGCAAGTCCATTAAGTCACCTTCATAATGTAAAATACCTGAATATTCGGGGGCAAATTGTCTGTTTCGGCCGTGTTTGATGTGGTGTGTACATGCGTACCGCTCGAAGGCAAGTCAAAGTCCACGACATGCGTGTGATTCCAAACTGCCGCCGAACCACCACCACCGCCTACTGTAGTGATTCCTCTGTAAGACGCATTGCCATCCAAATTGCCTAAAACATCGTGTATATGGTCGCCATCTCCAACCACGCTTGAATTGGTATGAGAGTGCTTCAAGTTGCCTTGCACCACGCCACGGTCACCGTCTTGAGAGATGCCGACAACGAACTTGCCACGCAAATCCGGCGTTCCGTTCGTGCCATCGCACAACTGCCAGCCAGCAGGACGTTCAGCAATTGGCTTGAACCACATAACAATTGAGTTAATCGGGAACGCCATATTTACCCCTTCCTGATGTAATACAATCCAACTGATTGCGGCAAACTTGCCGCATTTCCGGTATCTACCAAAGCATGGCTATGGTCAGCAGCCGTACTGACAGTAACACTCTTTGAGTGATTGGCATGGTCTACCGTTGCACCGTTCGCATTGAAACTGCCGCCTAAGTAAAGCCCCGGCACGGTTGCACCGTCCGGCGAACCTTCACTTAAGGTAACCGCGTGAGTGTGACCTCCTTCGTTTCCAGTTCTTGCAGAATAGGCGTGCTTGTGAGTTGCATCACCTTGCACAACCGTGCTTGCTACTGTTGCACCTGCAACCAGTTTTCCAGCCGCCGATGAATAATAAGACCAGCCGACCGGAATAGATGCTTGAGTGCCATACCATAAGATAATTGTGCCGACCGGAATGTCGCCGCCTGCGTTAGAGATAAAAATAAAGCTCATATTAGCCCACTGTAATCCAGAAGTCCAGACCTTTTGGACTTCCTGCACCGGCGGTTACATTGATTGGAATCTTAGTTCCAACACCCGGCAAAGCTACATCGATATCAGCTCCTTCCGCGTACCCATTGCCAGCCACACTCGCATATGTGCTTAATGCAACGGTCGTGTTTCCTGAACCTGCCGTCTTTACTCCAAGTCCGACCTTCTTAATTTTTTTTCCAGCCAGATAAGAGGTTACAAAAAGAGAAGACTTCCCAGAAACGGTGGTAATTATCTCGGTTTCTGGGAACAATTGTATATAAATCTGATCCAAATTCATAGCGGCAGTAACTTCTGCTGCTAACTTTCCAAGTGTAACCGCACCATTCGCGATCTTTGAGTTAACCACAATGCCATCTGCCAGTTGTGTTGCAACAAACAGCTTAATTGCATCAAACCTAACCCGTTTGGTATATTTGGTCAAGTCGGCCTCAGAGACGTCGTTCATTATCGCCTCATCAGCCGCCTCAACCGCGTCAGTCTGAACAGGTATTAAGTTTATTTTCTGAACTAATGGATCTGCCATTAAATTGCTATCCTTTCCAACCCTACGATTTCAGTATCCATGAGATACCCGCCCGTGAGATTGCTAACCATGCGTTCGATAACTCCGACGATTTCTTTGCCGTAGAGTGAATCTACAATCTTGACCTCTCCTGTTTCAATGTCCAACCGCGGGAAAAGCGTAATATTCTGTTGATAGCGCAGCCGCGCATACTCCACTACCTTAGCTAATACTAAAGGTGCTAAAGCAGCTTGGACCAGCGTGGCTTGATCTATTTTCCAGATATTAGGAGGCGCGTAAACCGACCACTCACGGCCGAAAGTGGCTATGTCAAAAAGCGCGTCTTCAGCGTCAAACAGAAATCCTTCAGCGTAGTTTTTAATTCCATCAGGATTGACGTACAAAAACGACTGGAGGCTATCAATCCACTGCTTGCCACTAACTACAACTGCTCCACCGGGCGGCAAAACGTGCAAGAATACGCTATTTGTCTGGAACTCAAACTCTCCATAAAGAGTAAAGATAGTCACGTCTGGATATGCGCCCGATGCCGCTGAAACAAGCAATGTAGTGCCGTCTGCAAGCGCCAAATAGACCGCCCGATCACCCACGCCTGTGGCGGTCACTTCCCAATATGGCTTAGGATAAACGACTTTGTAATCCCCTGGTTCAAGCGTGGCGCTGAATATCTCTTCCACGACGCTACCTTTGGCATAGTCATGGCTGATCAACTCCACCGCCGTTACCAATTGCAGAATATCCAAGCTTTGTTTGTCGGTTTTGTCTTGATCAGTAATAGGCGCCTCAACCACCTGGTCGCTGAACAAGGCTGTGTCAAAAAGCGCATCTTCAGCGTCAAAGTAAAACCCTGGATACAACGCGCCCGTAATTGGGATCACACCTTCTTTGATGTTGATCACATCGCTTTGTGCGCACGAAGCATAAGCTCCGGCAGCGAACAGAACTTGCTGCAGCGACTCCCTGATGGTCTTATTGCCTGGCAGATAACCTTTCAACGACTTCGCCGCAATGACACTATCAACTTCAAATCCCATGGCAATCGGATTAAGCAAGTCACCAATAATTGTGCTCACTGGAGTTGCTAATTCATAAAACTTGCCGTCAAATTGAAGCCTATCGAGAACCCCAATAGCATCCGTGCAATCAAACTCAATTTCACCCTCTATTGGGTTTTTCCAGGTATCAAGGTAAAATCGACCGACGTAGGTCTCCACATCATCGACGCTTTCATAAATCCTGACAACCAACCCAGCCGCTAATGACTGATAATAAACGCCGTTTGAAAATGGGCTGAACTTGTCGCGCATCTCACCTGCCGGCAGATAGATTCGCAACCGCGCGGTAGATGCTGGCAATTCAATGCCGACAGGGTGGACTTCCTGCACAACTTCTGCTTCAATCACGTTGGCGGCGCCAAATTCAACAGACTCGTTGGCGATGTCCATGCGGATAATTGGATAAGTAGCCATTATGGTCGCTTACCTCTCGAGACAAAAGAGGTGCTAAGTTCTTTCCAATACGGCGTCCCATTTTTCAACTTACTAATCGAATGCCGCGTTTCGGCGAAATAGCCAACCTGCGTGTACTCGCCGACCTCATCCCAGAGCGTCACCGTGTGGAATTCCACTGGGGCCGTCAGCGCGCGCCATAACCGCGCATATTCTACAGAGTTCGCATAACTGGAAGCAAAAGTAATATCGAACGAGTAAAATACCCCAATAAGCTCACGGTGAAGTAGCCCATCGACCGTTCTTTGCGCGCTCTTGTCCAACATGTCAGCCGACATATCAATTGAAACAATGTCGACGTCAAACGATTCTCCATCTATTTTGATCATGATGCGTACTCCCACATATAGCCGCCGGCAGTTTTGCGGATCCCGCGACAACAAGACGAGACGTGAGTTTCACCCATCCCGTTAGCCTTTGCCGCCTCTCGTATCCCTTCATACGTAGCGACGTAAATTCCGTCCTTGGAATATTGAGAAACAGCAACTCTATGATTTGGGTGACAAATTGGACCGACAGGATCTATGTTCTTAGTGTTGCCGTCAAAATAACGCAACTGATATCCAGCCGCAGTCTTATGGCCAAACCTCATTTGGCAACAAGCGGTTATTTGACTACTTACTACGCCTATGATTTTTGCGGCTTCTCTCAGGCTTTTGAATACTTTTATAAATGTGCCGTCTTCTGTGTATTGCGCTACAGGTTTATAATGAGATACGCCCTTATTGTGCTTAACTTCCGCAGAATCTTTTCTTCCAGTAAGAGTTATCCTTGTTTTTTCTCTGGCCTCTTGTGAAATCACTCTACCTTTTAAAGAAGCCGACATTCTTGCTCTTGTTTCATCGGACCTTTTCACCCCCAAACAGCTTCCGGCTATGGGCAAAGTGTTATATTCTGGTTTCAATAAATCAATATAAAATTGCTCCCTCTCAATCAACCGTTCTTTCTCGCAGTATTCGAGAACAGAGAACGTAAAATATTCTGCGCCATATTTATTAAAAGAAAGCTGCAGGTGGCGCGAACAATGGTCTCCTCTATTTAATGCATTGAAATGGTGAGTTGAGCGCCAGTGAAGATTAACTGCGCTTCCAACATAAATTTTATTGTTTTGCATATTGCAAAGCTGATATACCCCACTGGCACGTGATATAATTTTGTTCATCATAGCACCTCTTGTGCTTTGGTCACATACCTGGGTGTCTCATCATCGCAGGTGCATTTAGTTAATTGATTATACCACATGTTTATCATCTCACACCGCTCCCAGCTAACATGCTTGATCCAACGCGCTTGTCGATTTTCTTGAACGCGTCGTACAAAACTTGTCCGTCCAATTTGATCACATTGTGTATCAACCCGCCCTCAGTATTGTTGGAGCGTCCGCTCTCTTCTCGAACAATTCGCCGGATCATGTCCTCAGGGGCAAGTATTTCCGTTTGAGATTTATGATCACCCAACATCGCCTGAAATGGTGCGTTAGGTGGAATGACCGCACCTGTGGCAAGGTAGGGAATGTTCTGGGGAGGTATTTTTTCTAAATAACCAATGTTTGGCAGGTCTATGTTTGGGATGTTAATGAGCGGTAGACGGTTTACCAAGTCAATAAGACCATTGATAGCATCTTCCAACCCGTTAATCATCGAATTGATAAAGCCAATGACGCCATTCACCGCTGACACGACGCCGTTAGCCACATTCACCCCGATATTAACTGCTCCCGTCTTAATGCTTTCCCAAACTTCTCCAGCTTTATCTTTTATCGGTTGCCAAATAGTTGTATTGAACCATTCAGCTGCACCGTTCCAAGCAGCCTTGATATCCTCCCAGACGCCAGTAACCTTTGCACTAATCGCATCCCACTGAGTATCAACCCAATTTTTGATTGGATCAATAACGGTTGTTTGGAACCAGTCAGGTGCACCGTTCCACGTATTCTGGATGTTCGTCCATGCGTCTGAGAAGAAACCCTTGATATCTTTCCATGCTTGCCTAAACCAATTCTTTATCGCGTTGATTACTTCGGCCGCTTTGTCTTTTATGCTTTGCCAGGCATCGTTGATGTTCTGCTTGAGCTCGTCCTCTTTGGCTTGGAGTTTATTCCAGCCGTCGACGAACCATTTAACCACCGCGTTGATCACTTCGGCTATTTTGTCCTGGATTGCTTGCCAGGCATCGTTAATATTCTGCTTGAGTTCGTCCTCTTTGGCCTGGAGTGTGTTCCAGCCATCGACAAAGAAAGCAATAATGTTATTGACGATTTCGGCCGCTCCATCTTTTATGCTTTGCCAACCTTCGAGGATTTTGTTGACGACTGTTGCCGCTCCATCTTGTATAGCCTGCCAGCCTTCGATAAGTTTCGCGGAGACCACGTCCCAATTCTGGGATAGCCGGCCTATCGCTGCTATCACGGCTATAATCGCGGCAATAACCAGGACGATTGGGGCGACTGTTGCCAAAACGACGGCTCCGAATAAAACAAACGCGCCAACCAAGAATCGGAAAGTGTCTGGATTCTCTTTTATCCACTGGCCCAGAGCTTTTATTGCCTTAGTCGCCAAGTCAATGAAGACAATCACACCGTCTCTCAAGGCGGTTATAAATTTGTCAAAGAAGGTTCCGTCTCCAAAGATGGGAGCCAGGACTTCTCCTATGATTTTGCCGACCTCTTTGACGGCCTTGCTCAGGCGCCCCCAAGCTTCCAGTAATGGGGCCAGGAATTGCCTCACTTTTGAAATAAACCTGGCTATGCGTTCTTCGGCCGCGGACATTTCGCTCGGTGGATATGGTTGTTCACCGTGATCTGCTAAAGGAGTAGCAACTCCAGGGGTGACCGCGCCTCCAGTCGCGCCTCCAGTCGCGCCTTCTGGCTGGGCCAGCACATTCAATTTGTCGAACGCGGCCAACGAACCTTTAGCTGCTTCACCGGCTGCCTCGGTATTGGCTGCAAGTTCGCCAGTTGCATCGGCGGCAGATTGCGCGTTTTTAGCCAGGGCTTCAGCGTCGGCCGCACCAACGTTTGTGCCAAATAACAGGTTGATACTCTGCCCAATCAAGTTGAAGGCTCTCGTCAACCAGTCTACGACGCTTTTCAGCAGTGGCAGTAAAGCATTGATAATCGGAATAACGGCATTTCCTACGGCGATTTTCAAGTTCAGCATAGACGCCGATAACGTTGACACGCGCCCGGCGTAAGAGTTGGTATATTCAGCCGCTGCGCCCGCAAACACGCCACCTTCTTTCATAAAGCCGCTGAACTCTGCTTGCC